CGAAGTGCGTACTCGCGCTCTCGCTCGCACGAAAGCTCGACGAGGCGGTCGACGACACGTCCTCGACCTCCGCGATGGCGGTCCCGTCTCTCTCGAAGGAGCTGAGATCCGCGATCGACGACATCTCCGGTGTCAACGACGAGAAGGAGCAGTTCATGGCCGGAATCTTCGCCGACTCCGTGAGCTAAGACTTGCACACGACCCGCGCTTGGAGGCCCTGGGTTGAAGCTAGAAGCCGTAGTAACCAGCGTCGGGTACTCCGACTTCCTCGCCGAGACGCTTGTCCAGAACAAGCAGCTCTTCGACAAGATCGTCGTCGTGACCTCGCCCGAGGACGACCGGACCCAGAAGCTCTGCGAGCATCTCTTCGTCGAGTGCGTCGTCACAGACGAGTTCAGGACCGCGGAGGGTAAGTTCTGCAAGGGAGCCGGTATCAACGCCGGTCTCGCGCGACTTGACGGAGACGGATGGGTCGTTCATCTGGACGCCGACATCGCTCTTCCGCCGATGACCCGCCGGTACCTCGAGAAGCTCGACCTCGATCCTCGGAACCTCTACGGCTGCGATCGGTACCTGGTCGACGCCGACGAGTGGCACGAGCACAAGCGGCGTCCGCGGCTCGAGCACGAGAACGGGATCTACGTCCACACGTCCGCCTACAAGATCGGAGCTCGCATCGTCCCCGTCGATCGCGGCGGGTACGTCCCGATCGGGTTCTTCCAGCTCTGGAACCCCAACGTGTCGGGTGTTCACCTTTACCCGACCTCGCACACCACGGCGGCGAGAACGGACATGCTCTTCAGCTTCAGGTGGCCGCCGGCGAGACGAGACTTCCTTCCGGAGATCATCGCGTACCATCTTGAGTCCGATCGAGAGGCTCCGCAAGGAGCCAACTGGGAGGGCCGCACGACACCGCCGTTCGAGAGAAGCCGTTGGTACCGACGATGGAGAAAGCGGTTCTGCTGGTGCTGGAGACCGCGTCGACGGCACCATCGCCATCGGCCGCCGGTCCCGCCAGCGCCGCCCACTCCGTACTGCGAGAGCTAGATGCTTGAGACACCTCGGGACTGTCCTCCGCGGTACGCGACCGCGAGGACTCCCGGGCGAAAGACCCTCGGAGACGCCGCGGCTCGGATCGCGGAGCAGCTCGGAACTCCCTTGATGCCGTGGCAGCGGATGGTGCTCGACGTCGCGCTCGAGATCGAGAACGGTCAGTTCGTCTACAAGGAGATCATCGTCACCGTTCCGCGACAGAGCGGAAAGACGACGATGATGCTCAGTCTGATCCTCGCTCGCGCGCTGGGGCTCACGAACCAGCGGATCGTCTACACCGCGCAGACGCGCGCCGACGCCCGCAAGAAGTGGGCCGAGGAGTGGCTTCCGGTCCTCCAGCTCAGCCAGTTCAGCGATCACATCAAGACGAGGCAGGCGAACGGCGACGAGGCTCTGATCTTCCCGGAGACCGGGTCCCGGCAGGGACTGATCGCCTCCACCGCGAAGGCCGGTCACGGACAGACTCTTGATCTCGGTATCGTCGACGAGGCGTTCGCCCAGCCCGACGCTCGTCTCGAGCAGTCGCTGAAGCCCGCCATGATCACCAGGAACATGCCTCCTCATAAGGGAGCGCAGCTTTGGATCGTGTCGACCGCGGGAACGCTGACCTCGAGCCCCTACCTGCTCGGGAAGGTCGAGGCCGGGCGAGAGATCGCTACCTCGGGCCTGAACAAGCAGGTTGCGTACTTCGAGTGGTCCGCGTCCGAGGACGACGACCCCGCCGACGAGTCGACGTGGTGGGGATGCATGCCGGCTCTCGGAAGAACGGCGATGATCGACTCGATCAGGACCGACTTCCTCTCGATGGACCTCCACGAGTTCCAGAGAGCGTACCTCAACCAGTGGACGACCATCTCGGTCGACCCGGTCATCCCTCTGACCGAGTGGAACCAGCTCAACGTGCCCTTCGACTCGACCGGGATCCCGGCCGTGCTCGCGATCGACGTGACGCCCGACAGATCGGCGTCGTCCATCGCCGCCGCCGGTCAGCTTCCCGACGGGAAGATCTTCGTCGAGGTCATCAAGCATCAACAGGGGATCAAGTGGGTCGTTCCGGCGATCAAGCAGATCGTCGCGTCGCACGAGGTTCGCGCCATCGTCCTCGACACTCTTGGACCGGCGGGATCGCTCGTCGACGAGCTTGAGACCGTCTACGTGACCCTCAAGAAGGTCACCGCTCAGGAGCTCGGAAGAGCGTGCTCGATGATCTACGACGCCGCCACGGACTACAGGTCGCTCGTCCATCGCGGACAGCCCGACGTGTCGGCCGCTCTTGACGGCGGCGCGAAGCGCCCGATCGGAGACGGTGGATGGGCCTGGGGGAGAAAGAACTCCGGCGTCGACATCTCGCCGCTCGTCGCGATCACGCTGGCGCACTGGTACGTCTCGACCAACGGGACGTCCGGAGCCGGCGTGTGGAACCTAGACGAGATCGTGCAGGAGCTCCGTGAGCGACGAGCAGCCGAGGGGGGCCAAGAAACCATCACGAGTCGTGAACCGCAACCGCTCGCTGGTGGCGTCACCTTCGTGCCGCTCACGTAAGGAGACTCCTCGTGCTTATCGGAGATATCGTCGAGGTCGTGGCCGCAGTCGTCGCCGCGATCGCCGCCTTCCTGATCGCCTCACCCGTCGTCGGGATCGAGATCTCGATCGGGATCTCACTTCTTCTTGTCGCTGTGTTCCTTGCGTACCTAGCGCAGGGACTCGTGACCCGCGTCAGGCTACCAAGACCGCGCCTTCCGGGGACGGTGAAGCGTGACGCTGCATAGGCTTCGAGAGGCCCGCGGCGCCACGGCGCCGAAGACCGAGGAACGCGCCGCCGGACTGACGTCGTACTCGTCGGGTGGCTGGGGGATGCTCGACCCGACCGCGGTTCCTCCTCCCGGAACGTCGCAGACGATGCGCGCCGGGGTCCCGGTCACCGCGCACACCTCTCTTCAGGTCGACGCCGTGTTCACCGCCATGCGGGCGATCACGAACTCGATCATCAAGCTCGGGGATCCTCGAGCGTACATCACCGAGCTGTCCAACGACAACATCCCGTTCAAGTCGTGGACCGAGGACCAGCCGACGATCCTGTACGACACCTTCGGTCCCGGCATGTTCCAGTACGACGGGCGTCGCCGGACCGTCATGTCGATGGGGATCTTCGGAGAGGCGTTCTGGCACATCCTGACACGGGACACGCTCGCGTACCCAACCGCGATCGAGGTGCTTCATCCCGCGTTCATGGAGATGGAGACCGGACCTAGCGGGGTCGTCTTCAAGTACGGAACCGGGTCGAAGCGCACCGAGCTGGACCCCGAGAACGTGGTCCACATCCCGTTCATGAGCATGCCTGGAGGCATGCGCGGACTGTCGGCCATCGAGTACGGCGGAGTCGCGTTCGCGCTGGCGATCGCCGCGATGGAGTACGGACAGCGCTGGTTCAGCCAGGGAGCGTCTCCCAGCTACTTCCTCTCGACCGAGGGAAAGCTTGGACGAGACGAGATCGAGCGGATCGCCGAGAAGTTCATGGTCGACCACTCGGGACTGGGCAACTCCCATCTTCCTTTGATCCTGGACTCCGGCATGAAGGCGGAGAAGATCCAGTCGACGCCGGACGAGGCGCAGTACCTTCAGACGCTCGAGTACGCTCGGTCCGTGGTCGCGTCCTTCTTCGGGGTCCCGCAGTTCCTGATGCTCAACGCTCTTCAGCGCAACACGCCGGAGCCTCCCGGGGTCATCCAGGAGCGCTCGATGGTCTTCCTGCAGTACACCCTTAGCGGGTACCTCATCCCTTTGGAGGAGGCGTACTCGAGCCTCATTCCCCAGGAGTTCTCCGCCGCGTTCGACACGACTCGGTTCGCCGAGGCCGACGCGAAGAGCCGCGCCGCCGAGCTGATGGCTCTGAGAAACACGCAGGTCGCGACGATCAACGACATCCGTACTCGTCAGCTGGCGCTGCCGCCGCTCTCCGACCCGCGCGCGGACGATCCGTGGGCACCGCTCGCGTCGAACGTCGCTCCGGAGCAGACTCCGGGTGCGTCGCCTCCTCACGAGCACGACCCGAACAACCCGAACCACGGCGGCGAGCCGGATCCAACCAACTCGCCCGACGACACCCTGTAGAAGAGGAGCCTTACACGTGGCCACCCCCGCCGGAACAGTCTCATCCTCGGAGCCCGAGGCGACCTGCGCCGTCGACGGGTGCACCCAGTCCGTCGTTCCAGGAAGCCAGTACTGCGGCCTGGAAGATCACGGAGGCTCGTCGTCCGGAGCCGCGCAGACGGACGGAACCGCGTCTCCCGCCAACCAGAACGTGACCGGATACTCCGACGGAACCGGACGGTCGCAGGCTCCTGACACTCTTGAGGCCCGCGCCGACGAGTCCCTCTCGTTCGGAGACCAGCAGTCCAACGTCTACGCCGCGCTCGTGGAGTTCCTGAGCGCCGCGGGCGGGTACACGGACATCTGGGTCGTGGACCTCAGCGCCGACTGGGTCGTCTGGGAGGCCTGGGGGCCCGGCGACGTCTCGTTCTGGAAGATCAACTACACCGCGGGAGACGACGGAGTCGTCACGTTCTCAGGAGCGCCCCAGGAGGTCACCATCACCGTGAAGACCAGCTACGACCCGGTCTCCCGAGAGGACGAGAGTCCCGAGGAGACGAGGGACGTGGACGCACAGACGTCCGTCGAGCCCGACGAGGTCCCAGACAACCCCGCTCCTGAGACAGAGAGCGCACCAGAGGTGCCCGAGAGCGCGTCTGAGCCGGAGGAGGTCACGTCCGAGGACGAGCCCGTCTCCGAGAACGACGAGGCCCGCGCCGCTCTTGCGGCCGCGCGCGCAGGACGTCGCTGGAAGCCACGGAAGCGCTCGACTCCCGATCCTCGCCAGGAGGTTCGCCTTCGCGTGTCCGATCTCGAGATCCGAGCCGGAACCGGAGACGACGAGATCGTCCTCGAGGGAACCCCGATCGTCTACAACACCCCGTACGACGTGCACGACATGTTCGGCACCTTCGAGGAGACGATGTCCTCGAGCGTCTGCGACGCCGTGCTGGCTCGTGGAACGCTCGACTGCCGCTACCTCTTCAACCACGACGGTCTTCCGCTCGCCCGGACGCAGTCCGGGACGCTCGAGCTCGTCAACGGATCACGCGGTCTCAAGTCGATCGCGCACCTCGACGCTCGTCAGCAGCTCGCGAACGATCTCGCGGTCGCGGTCGAGCGAGGAGACGTCTCGCAGATGAGCTGCGGGTTCATCGTCTCCGACGACGAGTGGGACGACAGCTACATGCACAGGACCGTTCGGTCCTTCGGAGACCTTCTCGACGTGTCGCCGGTCACCTACCCGGCCAGCCCGACGACCAGCGTCGCGCTGGCGACCCGGGCGATGTTCGAGATCCCGACCGAGACGCGTGCACGGATTCGTGAGGCCTTCAAGGTCGTCAACGAGGTCCGCGCGGGCAAGGTCCTGTCGCAGAACAACGCGCAGCTGATCATGAAGGCGCTCGAGAGCCTGCACCAGGCCGACGACGCCAACCCCGAGGAGATCGCCACCCGTCTGCAGAGCATCGCGGACGCGCACGACACCGCGCTCACGTCGCTGTCCGGGGTCACCGGGCTCGAGCCGAGCAGCGAGTCGGACGGCGCCAACGGCGGAGTCCCGGAGACCGATCCCGGAGAGGGAGTCCGAGAGGACGAGTCGACCGACGAGGAGGTCCGCGAGCAGGAGCTCGAGAAGGAGCGGGCCGCGGAGCTGCGCCGCAAGTCGCTCATCGCGCGCCGCGACCGTTTGTCGCGTCGTCGCTTCCTAGCGGTCTGATCCGATCCGAGGTAGACCTTGAGCTTCACGTCCTCGACTCCCCAGTGGAGTCCGATCATCGATCGCGACTCGGACCTGAAGCCGTTTCTCCAGTACCCGCGCGAGAAGACCGACCAGGACGAGGTTCTCGACCTGCTCGCCTCCTCCGCGAGCGACTGGATCAACAGCTACCTCGGAAGACCGATCGCCCCGACCAAGTTCACGGAGAGGTTCGACGGATGGGCCGGCTGGACCGGATCGATCATCCTTCTTCCGTACTACCCCGTCCTGGAGGTCGTGTCCGTTCTCGAGTACTGGGGACTGTCGGGTCCGCACTCGCTCGTCGAGCAGACGCCGGCGAACCAGTACGGCGTCGGGTACACGGCCGGAAGTCCGTCCCAGGGCACGTACCAGCTCAACCCACGTATCGGCGAGATCCGTAGGACGTTCCCCGGACTCGTCCAGAAGCCGTTCTTTCCCGGCAGCCGCAACATCGAGATCACCTGGGTCGCGGGGTTCGACCCGATCCCGGGTCAGGTCAAGTTCGCCGCGCTCGAGCTCGCCAGCCACTGGTACCGCTCCTCGCAGGAGCAGGAGGAGATCCACTACGGTCCCGGAGGCGGAGGTGGCAGCGGTCGGGACGATCTCTGGCCCGCGGTCCCGAACCGGGTCACGATGCTGCTCGAGTCGTTCACGCAGCAGGGGATCGGCTGATGGATCTTAGGATCGAGGTCACGGGAGCGACGGAGACCGAGAGAAGCCTCTACGAGATCTCTCGATCGCTTGAGCCGGCCGAGATGATGAAGACGTTCGAGATCATCATCGTCGCGATGGAGAAGTACTACAAGGACACGTGGGGGCACGGAGTCGAGACCACTCCCGACACGCGAGTTCGTTGGCCGATGTCGACGACGCTCGACAACACGGGAGACCTCAAAGCCTCCCTGACGGAGCACCACGCTAAGGGCGCGATCCGGATCATCACCCCGTTTGGGTTCGAGTTCGGAACCGATCTCTTCTACGCGAGGCTCGTCAACGACGGAACGACTCGGCAGTCGCCGAAGGCTTTCTTCAAGCTCGGAAAGCCGATGGAGGATCTGATGCTGAACATCATCTCCAGCAGGGTCATCCGGCCGACGCTCTAGTCACACCAGAAACTTAGGCTACGTGGAGCCTTATCCACGACCAACCGCAGGGTTCGGGAACAACCGGGTCTGGGATGCCGAGCGCACGACGCGCGAGGACGTTCTCGTCGGTCAGTACCACCGTAAAGCGGCTGAGCACAACAAACCAATAGCAAGGAGAACGATCGTGAAGACGATCCGTGAGCTGATCCAGCGGCGCGACGCGCTGATGGCTGAGCTCGATACCGTGCTCGAGCCGGTGCTGACCGAGGTCGAAGCCGACCGCCGCGAACTCACGTCCGACGAGGAGACTCGCCAGGCTGAGATCGAGGGAGAGGTCGAGGCCATCGACGCCCGAGTGCTCGAGCTGGACCGCAAGGAACAGCACAACCGAAGCATCGCGGAGGCGCGCGCGCGCGCCAACACCGACCTGTCGGCTACCGACATGCAGGTGACGGACGAGCCGAAGGTCTACGGCGAGGGGTCTCCGAACTCCTTCGTGGCCGACCTAGTGAAGTCGTCCAACCCCGGGTTCACCGGGTTCCGTGCCGCGCGAGAGCGCATGGAGAAGTACGAGTACCAGATCGCGGTCGAGGTCGCCCGTGACACCGAGGAGGGCAAGCGGGCAACCGGTGCCATCCGCGAGGCTCGTCGCTCACACGACAGCCACTCGTTCAACGAGGCGATCGACGAGCTTCGTGCACGCGGCAACGCGGGCTCAGAGAGCGGACTCGAGTCGCGTGCGATGTCCGCGGGCTCCGGCTCGGGCGGGTCGTTCGTGACCCCGGTCTACTTCATCCAGGAGTGGGCTCCGTACCGCACGCCGGGACGCGCGTTCATCGACGCGTGCAACAAGCAGGCCATGCCGGACTACGGTATGACGATCTACATCCCGGCCGTTCAGTCGGACGCGGGTGTGGCCGTTCAGGAGTCGGCGCCAGGAACCGGAGAGGGCACCGCGGTCACAGAGACCGACCCCACGACCGGGTACCTGTCGGCGAACCTGCAGACCGAGGCCGGCCAGGTCGTGGTCTCGCAGCAGCTGCTCGATCGAGCGGGTCCGAACTTCGCGTTCGACCGGCTGATCTTCGACCAGCTGACGCGCGACTACAACAAGGCCGCAGACGCGTTCACTCTGTCCGCCGCTCTCGCGGGCGCCGGTCAGATCAAGTACAACGCGTCCGCATGGGCCCTGACGTTCCCCTGGCAGACCACGCCGGGTGGAGAGGGCGTCTCGTTCTACGACAAGGTCGCGCAGGCGAAGTCCGTGATTCGGACGGCTGCCGGCGTGGTCATGGACCCGACGCATCTGTTCGTCGACCCCCGTCGCTTCGAGCTTCTCGAGACGGCGATGGACACGACGGGCCGTCCGCTGCTGGTTCCCGGGTACGCCAACCCGATGAACGCGGCCGCGGCCGGAAACGGTGACGGCAAGACGGGGTACGAGGGTGACTCGGGCTACAAGCTCACGAGCCTCCCGATCTACCAGGACCTCAACATCCCGACGGTCTCGGCTGGTTTCGACCAGGCGATCGTCGGAGCTCTGGACGAGGTCTACGTCTGGGAGTCGTCGCTCGTCCCACGGGTCATCCCGCAGACGTACGCTCAGAACCTCCAGGTCCTCCTGCAGGTCTACGCGTACATCGCCGTGATCCCGCGGTACCCGACCGCCGTCCAGTCGATCAACGGCAGCGCCATGGCGCTGGCGCAGTTCTGACCCGAACCCTCTAACTGACTCGACCCCGGGCACACAGCGGCCCGGGGCGATTCTCCTAGAAAGGGGAGGTGATCGAGCTGTCGGCATTCGGTGATACGACGTTCCAGGGAACCGCTGGAACACCTATCCGCGAGGACCAGTTCATCATCCACGTTGGCGTGTCCGGGGTCTCTTTCCCGAGCACGTTCAGCTGGACGTCGAAGGAGGGCGGGGACAAGACGTCCGAGGCCGTGTTCACACGCCCCGGCGGTCTGATGCCGGGTCTTCAGATGGGAGGTCCCGGATCGAGAAGCGACTGTACCGTGAAGCGACAGTACAGCACGGCCCTCGACCCGTGGGTGAAGCCTCTCGGGGACGCGTGCGGAAACGCGCGAATGTACGTCTCGTGGACACCTATCGACGCGAACCAGCATCCGAACGGAGACACGCACACCCTCACGGGCGTGCTGAAGGAGATCCAGACTCCGGCGACGGACGCGGATACCGCGGCCGCGGGGTTCCTGACCCTGGTGATGTCGTGCGACGAGGACGAGCACTCGACCGGCAACAGCTGATCAAGGTCCGTCCAGTCTAGGACTCAGAACGGCCCGGCGCAAGTCGGGCCGTTCGTCGTTTAGCTGGCTTGAGAACGTCGCGACATGTAGCCGTCGTCGTAGCCGTCGTAGTAGTCGGCTTCGTCGTGCTCGTCGGTCCATCGAACACGCAGGACGTGGTACTTGCGACCTTGCTCAAGGTCCTCGCTTCCGTGCCTGTACCCGACCGCGTACGGAGCCTCGATCTTCGTTGAGGCCGAGGTCGAGACGATCGAGTGAAGAACCATCCCAAGCACGATGAGCACGAACCCGCCCGCAACGAGTAGGACGACGTCGAGGCCCGTGAACGGGAGTGTGCCGGACCCTCCGATCAAGGAGGAGCAGGTCTGTGGGTTGTACGCCTGACACGTCGAGCTTCCGTGCGCGTCTCCCGCTACCAGAAGGAACGTGACGAAGATCGTGGCGATGAACACGGCGAGCAGCAGAGGTCGTCTCATGCCGCGCATCGTATCACGTTCTCGTAGAGTTAGGTAGTGCCGGACGCATCTGGAAACTTCATGGGTATCACGGTCCCGAGGGTCCCGTGGCATAGAGAGGGCAGCAAGATGGAGGAGACGGACGTGTACCAGTGCCCGAACACGGACGACGACGGCTCGGTGGCGCGTAAGCCCACTCCCGGCGAGCGTACCGAGCTCGTGAGAGGCTCAAAGGTCGTCGAGGTCAGCGCTCCACCTTCGGTGGAGCGCCGCTGATGTTCACTCGCGCGACGGTAACCCACACCTTCACCAACGCCGACGGCACCGCCGCGAGCGGCTCGCTCGAGTTCACGCTCGAGGCGGCGATGACCAACGGAAGCGTCACCCTCGTGCCGGGCACGCACGCCTCCGCTCAGCTTGACTCGTCCGGCAACGTCTCCCAGGAGCTCGCCAGCACGCAGGATCCGGACACGTTCAGCCAGGGTCTCGCCGCGTGGCGGTGCGACGAGCGGATCGCGGGAGCTCCGGTCAGGTCGTACACGTTCGCGGTCCCGTCCGGCGGAGTCTCGGTCGATCTCGGCACGCTGATGCCGTTCGTCAATCCTCCCGAGCCCGGATGAGTAAGAACCGCGGGCCTCTGGCGATCGTTCCGACCTACGTGCGAGCGGACGCTGAGGTCGGAGTGACGGCGAGGACGCTCCAGACGCTTCGCGAGCACGAGCCGTCTCTCGAGGTCGTGGTCGTCGACGACGGGTCACCGCACGCGGCCGGGTGCGACGCGATCTGCGCCGAGACCGAGCGGCTCTCGATGGGCTACTACGAGAAGGACGAGAACTGTGGGTTCTCCGAGACCGTCAACGTCGGCCTTCGAGAAGCCCTCGAGAGTGGACGCGACGCGATCCTCATCAACGCCGACATGGAGTTCGTCAGGCCGTTCGTTCAGCGAATGGTGGAGGACAAGGACTCTCAGGATCGACCCGCCGCGGTCGTCGGAGGACTGCTTCTGTACCCGTCGGGTCAGATCCAGCACGGCGGCGTCTTCTTCTCGTTTCTGAACCGCGCCTTCGATCACCGGTTCCGCTACGGCCCGGGCGGACTTCCGGAGGCGCAGGCTCACAAGGTCTGTCCCGTCACCGGAGCGCTTCAGTTCATCAGGCACGGCACGCTTGCGCAGGTTGGCCTCTACGACGAGACCTTCCGGATGGGTTTTGAGGACGTCGACTTCTGCCTGCGCGTGTTCGACGCCGGCCTCGAGTGCGTCTACGATCCGGGAGTCCTCGCGATCCATCACGAGAGCCTGTTCCGTGGCCAGCGGAACGAGCGGCTCGACGAGTGGCAGCAGGCCTCTCTTGACCGTCTTCACGAGAAGCACGCCGAGACCTCCTTGGGTCGGTTCGTGCCCCCGATCCAATGACTCGACTGCTCGACGCGAGGACGGCCGCCGACCTGGGCGATAAGATCGGCCCGATTCTTCGAGACCGGTACGAGCTTCGTCCGTTCACGCCGACGACTCCGATGCTCGCTCTTTGCGAGGCCAAGAACGAGATGATCTACGAGCTTATGCGGCTCGGGTGGAGCGTCGGGGACTCCGAGCTTCTTGTCTCCAAGCTCAAGGTCGACGTCTCCGAGGGAGATCGGGGACCGATCATCAACATCTCGGGAGATCTCACCCTATGAGAGTCCTCTACGCCGGGCTCGGTTACTCCAGGTCGTCGTGGTACCGATGCGTGCTTCCGGCGATGTACTCCGGACAGGACTGGGTCGGGATCGTCGGCCAGCCTCCCGGGCTCCAGATGGCGTCCGGATGGGTCGACCAGTCCACGAAGTTCCCGAACTTCCTCGACTACGACGCCGTCGTTCTTCAGCAGGTCAGAGGGATCCGGTGGATGGGGCTGATCCACAAGCTTCAGGAGCGAGGCATCAAGGTCCTGTACGAGATCGACGACTATGTTCACGCGATTCGCAAGGCCGACGATCACGACTTCCGGGCGCACTACCAAAAGCAGCATCTTCAGAAGATGGAGGTCTGCATGAGAACATGCGACGGCGTGATCTGCTCGACGGACTACCTCGCCGAGCGGTACGAGCGGCTCAGCCGAAGGACGTGGGTCTGCGAGAACGGTCTTGATCTTGGACGGTACCGTCTGACCCGTCCTCCTCGAGGAGAGCTCGGAGGTCGAGAGACCGTCTCCGTCCTGTGGTCCGGAGCGACCGGCCACCAGCGAGCGGCGCTTCCGTGGCTCCAGTCGGTCGCCGAGGTCATGCTTGACACCGACCACGTCTCGTTTGTTTCCGTCGGCCAGGACTTCGCGGCCGTCCTTTCCGGACGGTTTCCGGAACGAACGATCTCCGTTCCGTTCACGAGCCTTGAGTGCTACCCGGCGGCGATGATGATGGGCGACGTCTCGATCGCTCCGGCCGGGAAGTCCGACTGGTACAGGGCGAAGTCCGACCTTCGGGTCATGGAGTCGCAGGCTCTCGGGATTCCTGTCGTCGCGGACCGGCACTACCGGGACTCGGTGCTCGACGGGCGAACCGGGATCGTCGCGGACAGCTCGTTCTCCGCTCTGAAGGGCCTTCAGACGCTCGTCCTGAACGACGAGCTTCGTGAGAAGATGTCGTCGCAGGCTCGAGAGCACGCCCACCGGGAGTTTGATATGCAGATCCGAGTCCGCGCCTGGGAGACGGCGATCGCCGAGGCGGCCGAGCTGGACCCCGTCAGGGAGGTACGGTACTCTCGTGAGTCGTGACTACGCTTCCTTGGTGTTCTTGTCCTACAACCGTCCGACGCAGCTCGTTCGATCGATCCAGTCCGCCGTCGAGAACGCGGACTACCCGGTCGAGGTGATCGTCCACGACGACGGATCGGACCCGACCGTCCAGCCTCACGTTCTGTCCGCGGTCTCCGGGATCGCGTCCACGATCATCTGCAACTACGCCGGCCACAACGAGGGCGTCGGAAGAGCGATCAACCGCTCGTTCGCTGTCGCGACCGGTGATCCGGTCGTCAAGCTTGATCAGGACCTCACGTTCGAGCCACGATGGCTGCGTAAAGCGGTTCAGATCATCGACTACGACGAGTCCGTCGGGATGTTGGGACTCTTCAAGTACAACGTCGATCCAGTCGATCATCGGAAGATGCGGATTGGTCCTGGTGGTCCTTGGGGCTCCGTTCCTTACGACTACGTCAAAGACTTCGTCGGGTCGGCGATGGTCGTCCCGAGATCGATCTACGAGATGTTCGGTCCGTTCCCGGAGCACTCCGACGCGTTCGCCGAGGACGTCGAGTTCAAGACGACGCTCAGGAACGCCTCGTTCAATCTCGCGCTTCCTCGAGAGGATCTCGCCAAGAACCATGGGTTCGGGATCGGTCCGACCCGCTCGACGCTGGTCTCCGGAACCGAGGCGGATCCGGTTATCACGAAGATCCATCACGGACCGGTGGTCTTCTGAGCCTGAGAATCGGGATCGTCATCACGGCCGGACCCGGACGCGAGGAGAACGTCCGTCGGACCGTCGACTGCGCACTGCGCACCGACGCCAAGCAGGTCGTCGTTGTCCTCGACGGACCGGACGCGTACTTCGATCTGGATGGTCCGGTCGTGGTCGTCTACGCTCAGAAGCACCGTCCCGGGCTCGAGCAGCCGAGGAACCTCGGGGTTCGCGTGCTTGAGGACGACGTCGACCACGTGTGGTTCCTTGACTCGGATATGGTCTTCGAGCCGTTCACGCTCGACTCGTACGCGTTGGCGATCTCCGAGTACCAGGACCGGATTCTGATCGGACCCTACGACTGGCTCGCTCCCGGCGAGACTCTGCCAGGAGGCTCGCTCGAGCAGCGAGATATGCGCGCGGCGAGCTTCGTTGAGCACGACCCGGACGAGCTTCTCGTCGCAGACCTCGGGGCCGCGCTAGCGTGCTTCGGAGGCAACCTCGTCTGGCCGATCAAGACGTTCAAGGCTCTCGGTGGATTTCATCCTCAGCTCCATCACGGTCGATGCGAGGACGGAGAGCTCGGGCTCAGAGCTGCGTACAACCGAGTTCCGATGTCGTTCGTCAGGAACGCGAAGGTCTGGCACGTCCACCACCCGGTCAACCACCAGTGGAAGATCGACACGAACGCGATCGACGTGCCGCTGCTCAACGCATGGCACCCGTGGGTCGAGAGCGAGGGCCTGATCGCCGTCCAGAAGGACGGGATCCGTTTCGACTACGTCTGCCCGACGTGCGGCGAGCAGATGAACTCCCTCGAGTACTGGAGCCACGGTGCCGCCCACGAGTAGCATCTCCTTCATGCCGCTCATCGACATCTCCGGGGTCCTCGAGCAGATGGCGCACGAGATCGCCGAGCAGGCCGTCGAGTCCATCCTGTACGAGCGAGAGCGGGACACCTTCGTCCGGGCGGTCGCAGGCGGGACCCCGGCGTCCGAGGTCTACGCCGAGATGCGCAGAGGACGGATCACGGTATGAGCGAGCGCAGGCTGATCAGTCGGGTGACGATCAAGGACTGCGACGTTCAGACCTTCCGTGCGGGGGGTCCAGGCGGACAGAACCAGAACGTCCGAGAGACAGCCGTGCGAATCGTGCACGCTCCTTCAGGATCCGTCGGCGAGTGCCGTGAACAACGGCATCAATGGCAGAACAAGAAGATCGCTTTTCGCCGGATGGCCGAGACGAACGAGTTCAACGTCTGGGTTAGATCGAAGACCAATGATCTTCCTCCTGCTCGATCGATGGAGCGAGTCCGCACTTACAACCTGATCGACAACTACGTCAAGGATCACCGAACTAAAAGAACGTCGAAGAGCGTGCGTAGGGTCCTCGACGGCGACTTAGATCAAATCAGGTGACATGGGCCTTGTAGACAGTGAGTGTCTCGAGGGAGTCCGAGCGGGAGACACCTGGGGAGCCTGGTACGACTACGATCGCTGGAGGTCCGTTGGTGGCGGTACCGGCTGGACGAACGGGACTCGACAGACGTCTCGGTACGACGACGACGCGCACGTCGACCTCGGGTGCGGCAAGATCAAGAAGGGCCGGATCGGGATCGATCGAGCCTGGGCTCCAGGAGTGAGCGTCGTGATGGATCTGGACACCCTCGAGGTCACGCAGTGCGCCGTGGAGCCGAACGGGAACGCGGTTCCTTACTCCGGCTACACGACCCGCGGGCTTCCGTTCCCGGACAGCACGATCCGGTCGATCATTACCCACCACTGCTTCGAGCACGTCGGAGACGGGTTCGTCTCGCTGGTCGAGGAGTGCTATCGCGTGCTCGAGCCCGGAGGGATCCTCCGCGTCATCACACCGCTCTTTCCGAGCACGTCCGCGGTCGAGGACCCGGACCATCGCCGCTACTTCATGCAGAACTCCTGGAACTTCTGTCAGGGAAAGCCCGAGCCCGGAGGCCACTGGCATGAGTCGTTCGCCGTTCCCTACACGGTCGCTCGGTTCACCGAGATCGAGAAAGAGATGACTCCTCGGACGGCGGAGCCCTGGTCCCCCGAGGACTCCAGAGAGATTCGAATAACACTCCGAGCGGAGAAGTAGTCCCTCGCGTATAGTGTAACACAGAGGTACGCCCCGAGCAGGCTCTGCAGCGCCTCCGCGTAACTCTTCATTGCTCCCCGCAGTCCTACGCCCTGAGCGTGGCACTTGCGGGGTTCTTCGTTAGGCCGGGCAGGCAGGAGGTGCGCCCGTTGCCCACCTCC